CCAGGCCCCGTTGCTGAGCGTCTATGGCCTCTCCACCAATCTTTTGGTGCATGGGACCCATGCGGCCTGCCTGCCCATACTGTCCAGCAAGAGCACCGAGATTCTGCCCGAATGCCTGCTGTGACCGCCTGGTAAGCTCATCCATCTGCCCACCAAGGTATGGGTCCTGCTCATAGTCACCCATGGCAGGAGAGAGCCACTCAGGTACGTCTAGGCCATATCCCTTTAGATATTGTCCTAATTGTTTGTACGCCATTTAAGATGCTCTCCCTTGTCTCCAATCTTGCATTCCACCCTGCCATAGTTCCTGGCCTCTTGGAGATAGCCAGTTATTCTGTGCCTGCTGTCCTAGCATGCCCACCCAAGCATTCACAAGATCACCAAGAACTTGTTGACCACCTGTCCCGCCTCTATCCCCACCATATGCATAGTTAAAATCCATTGGCGTGACCTGTTGGGTCTGTGAAAAGCTTGTTGGCTGATTAGCGGCCTTTGCTCCTCTTTTACCTCCAATGCCACCCAACACACTAGACGCAACTGGTATTCCAATTTGCGCTGCCATTGGTAATGCTGCTGCTGGTCCCATTTTAGCCCCCCGTAAAATCCTTTACTATGTACTCTGTAAAGCCCCGCTTCCAGCCACGCTTCTTGGCTACCCTCTCAAAGCCTTCGCGTGAGGAAACAAACTTTATACCGGCCATACCATTTAAGTCTGCCTGTTCTATGATATGGTCAAAAAACTCTTCATACATATCCGTGGTTGCATATGCAAACGGTATGTTTACCCATTGCCCCTTAGCTGAATCTAGTAACTCAAGGATTGTAAAACCCACATAGTCACCATCATGCATCATTATATACAACATCCAATTGCCTTCTCTAAGCTGCCTATAAACGTCACCAGGAGAAACATATCCACCAGAATTATCTATGGTGACATTTATCCCATGCCTAATGGTATTAAACCATGAAGGCGCAGTCTCAGTAGCAATTGGGAGCACTTCTTTCATTACTGCCTGTGTATTGGCAAGAATTGCATATATACGGCCATAATTCTTCCCTCATCTGCATTGACATCAGTACCACCGTCTCTTCGTATTCTTAGACCAATGGCATCATAGGTAGAAGTAAATGGAGTGCTTTCGGTTATCATTGTTTGCCAAGCAAATTGGTTGGCAGTACCGCTTGGAGTCAAGTCCTGATTTGTGTTTCGTATGACAGTCTGTGCTGACCCAGACCAGCCATGTATAATAACATTCCAGCGTATAACGGTTGTGTCTGTATCGTCAGTAGCCCAAAGGTACCCAGTCTTTACTTTCCCATTAGTCCATAGCGCTGGTCTTCCAAAGGCCACGGCAATTCCGTTGTCTGACCCGGCAGGGAATTCCATGCATTGAAAAATAGACGTACCAACTGTAGCGGTCACGGTGTCATTGAGAAGCTCAAAGCCATCAGGTACCGGAATGTCTTTTCTGTAATAAGCTTCCCTTAATGCTTCCAGCTTTGCAAAGGACGCATCCCTTTCACGGAAGTCCTGAGTCTGAGTTACTAGAGGTTCTACTTCCACAATATTACCTAGTCCCGCTAGGCTCCATGTCTACCTGCAATGAAATTACATTCTTCAGCAACCCATAGGAAGATGAGTCATCATCTTCTCCGGCAACAGGGAAAAGAGCTACTGCATAATCTGGTATTGTAATTTGGAACTGCCAGAATTCTCCACTATCTAATGGTGTAACATTGGCCCAACCGCTCCTGTCCTCTTCATTATTTGTCACGGTAGCAGATTGTACATCGTCTATCATGTTTGGATCATTAGATGAATATGCTACAATGCTATAACGTGGAACAAATGTTGGTCCACCAGAATCCGATGGGTAGTCCTTGCTCCCAATGCGTGAAAAGATCGGGCGTATCCTTTTAAGTATCGCTACCCTACCAAGATCCTGTGCTATTGCCGCAGTGGATATTACATTGGTCTTTAGCACTATTGGACCAGAACGGTCCTCGCTAAACTTATACAATTCTAACGCATCGCTACCAGTGCTATCATGTGCGAATACGTGAAAGTTAATTAGCAAGTACCCAGTATCTTCTTGAATATTTGGAGACGCAATCAGAGTGGAAATTCCCTTTGTAGTGTCACTAGAAAACGTTGCGTCCCTTATATAACCCCACTTCTGCTCAGATGGGTTATACACAATAATGTCAGACTTTCTTCTTGACAAAGAGTTTTCCTGGTTGTTGTTTACAGCCCAAAAGATCAGACCTGAAAGCATGTCATATGCACCAACAATGTTTAGATCATGCTGCACCTGTATGGTCGCTACGTACTTCTTTAATGCCCTTTCTTCCCACTGTGATTCCAGTAACATTTGCTGTATCTTTCCAATGGAAATTGGCACTGGCTTACCGCCACTTGGCATTACGTAGAAGTTGTTATGCCCGTAGAAGTAAATGTCATCGTCTACGGTAACAATGCTCTGTGGGTGTGCAGTCCCAATCCCGAGTGCTACGGTGTCAAAGCGGAAGATGAGGTTGCCGCCCACCCAGGACATTCTGTGGATGCTTCCCCTCTTAAATAACGTTCCGTACTCTCCACCTACAAACCCGGTGATTTCACCTGGTTTCTGCCTCATATGCTGTATGTCTGACAAGTTCACATAATCAGCTACAGAGAACTTAGTGGGGTTATTAATATGCGACCATACCACTGAGTAGGAGAAGTAGCTTGCAAGATTAATGTTTGTCAGTACCAGATGGTTCTGTACAATGTCACAAAACTTGGCCTTGGGGGTTATGTCAGAACCCGCATCTATAAGCTTTGCAAAGTCAGTAGCACCGGCTTCCAGGTCTAGGAGTTGGACATCATCTTCTCTGTTAGTTGCAATGACATTCCCGCCCCAGCTACAAAAATCCCATGCCTGTGGAGTGGTAGTACCCTGCCCGTAATCACCACCTGATGTACGAGTCTTATTGTCCCATATACCGTCATCTATACCGTACAACCTCTCCCGATTGCCAGCATATATCTTGACTGTATCACCCCTAACCTCAGTTTGTGAGTCTGGGGTTACAAAGTCCTGCCAGCTTACCTCAAGTCCTTGAGTACCCAGTATCTCAGTCCATACGTCAGCTATGAATCCCTGCGGTGAGGCTTCTGAAGCAGACACATAAACCTGTGTGTATCTGGAATTTGCAGTTACATTGTCCACGCCATATCTTACAAGCTCAACAGTAAAGTCTGTACCCCAGTCTAAATTTTGAGACTGTGCTTCGGTAAGTGTCCAAACTTTGTCTGTATAAACTATCCAAGTGATCTTACCCCAGTCTTTTTCGTAGTAGCTGGCACCGCTATTGTAGTATATTCTGACCTTAAGCCTGTCTAGGGATGTTCCACCGGAATATCTGGATCTTGTGAAAACCTTGGTATTGGTATGATCCTCTGGCTCTGATATGGAAGAACAGGTCATCTTATAGTTTGTGCTTGCACCGCCCTGATGTAGATGATATATTTGCGTGGTAGCATCATCAGCAACAACTTCGTCAATTTTTAGGTAAAGATTTGACGTTGACCCACCAGGGGCAGTAACGGTCCACCCGGAACCAACGGATACGTCAGAATTTGGACGGGCGTACTGTGTGCCACCTCCACCCCCATCATAGGAGTATGCAAACTCGGCGCTCAGGTTGCCATAGTTCTCTATACTGTCTGCTTCTGCGGTGGTAAGAGTAAGAGTCTCAGTACCCCATGCAGTGCCAACATCTGTATGGGTGGTAGATGCAATAGTAGTAGCATCTTCCATAAGCTTAACGGCAAGGTCAACTCCAGCAGCAACACCCGACTTAATATGATACTTCAGTTCATGTGCGGTGTTGGCATATGGATCTCTAATGCTAGTAAGATCGCACTTATAGGTCTTTGTCTCAGCAGCACCAAGGGCTGGAGTTTTAATGTGAGAAGCTGTGGATGGAGAACCGCCAGCAGTCTGTACGTCATCTATAGACAAGTACAAATCATCAGTTGATTCAGCATTGGTTAACCATAGGTCACTGTTATCAGCATCGGAATCTGGGTAGTTTACAAGATCAGCATTAGCGCCGCTCATACCAGAGATGCTACCGGAAATATGCAGGCTTAAGTCAGTCCAGTCTGTAAGATTGGTGTCCACGTCAGTAGCATTAAGGGTAACACGCTTATATACCCAATTCGTGCTAGCGGTACTAACAGAGGCAGTCCATGACAAATTGGTTGTAACCTGAGCAGTACCCATGTAAATGTCTGCTGTAAGAGAGGCCGTACCACTGTCAATAAACCCACGGTACCGAAGATCCAGGTGATGATTAGAGCTAGAAGCTACCGCAGGATCGGTAATGCTGGGGAAACCCAACTGCACTTTAGTAAACGTGGGATTCTGGGCTGCGTCTCTACAAGCTATCCTGGTATTCTCATCTGGAGTGGCTTCGTTTACCTGGTCATGCAGATCATCAGTACTCATGTCCGCAACATCAAACCACTCACCGGCAGCGTCAGTAGCATCCACCTTGTTATGTAACACTGCAACATCTTCGGTAATAAGATGTGCATATGCACCAGTGATTCCCTGTGCGGTACTAGACGGTGTTTGTGAGGATACAAGCTTTGCAGCCCTGTGTCCTCTATACCCACCATACATGGGTATGGCATTTTCAACAATCTCTAATGAGGGATTGTCAAAGTCCTGCGAGTCTGGTGCAAACTCACCAAGGCCAATAATTTTATTACCCAATTTTTATACCCAGGGTCTTACAGGTCCAGGGAACTGTGAATGCTCACTGTCAATGAATAACTCGTCTAACTGCTGTGTCTCTTCAGCCTTTGCCAGCATTCCAAGTTCAGTATTTCTGAATACGTTTGTTAACAACCACCAACTTGCTCTAGCTGTAACAAGGTCTAACGCTTCAGATAACCAATCATTAGTCCAACCATCTGAAATTGTAGTACCGTCTGTAGAGTCTGTGAATGACCAATTGCTACTATCATATGAGTCTACGGGAATGCCAATGTCTTTAGTGTAATCTAACCGCACAGTGTACGCACTATTTGGTGTAGGCTCAAGCAGAATCTCCTTCGCATACCAGGTCCAGCGTTCTGGATACCCCTTATATGAAGCTCCAAGGAATAGCCTGCGGTACTCAGGCATGGATATGTTGTCAATATCATACCAAGAGCTACTTACCTGCAATGAAAGCTTTATTGCCTTTAGAAAATTAGAAGGGTACCCATCTTCCGCACCAGCGCTGCTTTCCTCACCGTAGTTTGGAGTACCATCAGTGGTGTCAAAGTCATAACTCTCTTCATTAAACCAGAAGTTGTGCCTACTATAGAAACGTATGGCTTCAGCCAATGCCCTGCTAATGGTGTCAGGATCAGAGGTGCCATACCTGGCAAGGCGCTCCTGCACAATCCTCTTGGCCGTTCTCCAATCACTCATAGGTGTTTTTTATCCTTATCTAAGAAGTCTATGGCCTCTTTTACCTGCTCATCAGTTGGCTCTAACCCAAGAGTTTCAACCATACTTGGCACCACTTCTTCTTTATTTGCTATCAACTCGTCAAACGTAACATTAACTACCGGCTCATGGTGTTGGAAAATTTCCATCTTACCTGCAACACAGGCTCCCAAGTCTCCAGCGCGTAGCCTGTTAAATGACGCAACCTTAATCCAGTCGTCCATAATGTCATCATACTTACCAGCTTTTATCATTATGCTGCGGTCTGAAGCTAGGCATGTCTCAAACTGTCTCTGCACATTCAACGTTATAATGTCCAGGTCTTTAGGCTCTGGATCATATACACAAAAGACAGCGGGAATCTTGGCTCCGCTAGGACCTGGTGGATCATATATTAACCGGTGGTTTATGTATGCGCGAAGTCTGAATGAGGACCTGGATAACTTACCCTCGCTCAACTTTTCACCAGCATTAAGCGTAGAAGCAAACTTCCAGGTATCCATGTCCTCAAACATGTCATACCCTCTTTTCTCATGTGCCTTCTCGCTGTCTAGCGTACCCATGTACACGCCAAGATGATGTAACACGCCTGCGAGCGCAGACGTTCCACTGCTTGGCACAGCGGGGATTAAAAATAGTTTTTTGTCCATAAGTTAAAAGGTGGGGCGGGCGTACGGTTTATGACCGTGAGAGAGCCAAAGCCCTCACCCGCCCCAAGGTTAATTACGCTACGCCGGAGTCAACCTCCAGCTTTTTGCCAAACGCAACTTTCATACCAATCTCAATGGTACCTGCCGCAGCGGTAGTGGCTGCGGTAGTAACATCCATGATGAGGTACTTACCGGAAACGTCCAGCGGATTGTCCGCAGTAGTGATATAGTCAGTACCGGCAGCCCGTCCAACTGTAGCGCCAGTAAACAGTGCGGTGTCAATAACACCGTCGCTGTCACCAAGTCCAAGGTCCCAAACCAGGCCAGTGGCGCCATCAACGTCACTAATCTTGGCGTAGAAGTCGGCTCCCTTAACCGGAGCGGTTGTAGTATTACTTCCGCCACGGAACAGCCAAACATCCCCGTCATCTGGGAATTTGTACAGTAGGATCTGCTCGTCACCACTGTCTAGTGCGGTTGTTGGAATATTAACCTGAATGTTAACATAGTCAATACCCAACGGGCAGCGAGCGGCTGTTCCGCCACCACTGCCACCACCACCACTACCAACCCTACCGGCAAACTTACTAGTAAAAACAGCCATAAGTATACTCCTTATTCCACTGCGTAAGTAGCCACAACGATGGTCGCGTGGTCCACACTGTTAAAAACTGCCTTTTCCATTCCGAAAATGAGAGAAGCAGCAATGCCATTCTCATTCCCGAAGTCAAAGGTCAAAATGTTCACTATGGGACGCAACTCCCATAATCGCTAATTTAATAACTGCTTACTGTCGCCAGCAAGTTCAGACCATCTCTTCAGGTCAGTGACCTGGACAGCGCTTCCAGTACCATCAGCTTGTACTGTACTCCCTTTCGGGATGGTCGTTGCACGTTCATGAAGTTGCTCATGTGGGCAAACACCGCCGTTTCTCATTTTCCCATGATTACAATTCATACATAACACCTGAAATCCATCTGGATAGTCATTATCCTTGAGCCACTTATACAAAGTAGCACCAGAAAGATTTTCATTTCTTCTGTGCTCTGCACCGTCATTGTTAACATGGTCTAAACTTAGAAACTTTGGTTCGGTCTCACCACAACAAGCACATTTGTAACCGCCGTAAGCCAAAATGGCCTCATGCTGCATTCTGTAATAATAGTTCAAAGCAATTGTCCTGTGGGCAATTTTTCTCTTTTTATAACTCTTACTTGCGGAAAGTTTCACACACTTTTTACAAGGACTACACAAGTATCCCTTGCCATCCCTGTAAAATTCGGAAAGGCTTTTTTCCTTATTACAACGTTTACAAAGTTTCATGCTTCGCTCAGGATTGTCTACTAGAGAGTTTCCCTGAATTCACTGTCAGTTTACCATGGCGTCGCCGCCAAGGGGGAGACAAGTTTTCTCCTCATTCCAAAGGTAACGCTCTGCCCTTCCACCCTCTCTACCATATGCCAGGAAGCAGGACTGTGCGCCCAGAAGGACGGCAGACCTGGTACTGGCAACGGCAGTGGAAGTATCATTCCCAAGCGGCATGCGAGGTGACTCAAAGAAAATCACGCCATTGTGGACGCCAAGTGCTCCACTAAAAATAGGATTCTTTGCAATCTCACCACCCTGCATTGCAGCTCTCTGAATGTCCAACCACTGTCCAGTAGAGGTGTCTGTCCGCATGGCTTTCACCTGATACGGATGCAGAAGCATTACATAATAATCACCACCCGAAATCTTCACGGGTTTGATGATGGGCTGGCTGTAAACGTCATGCAAGGTCTTTGCACGAGTAACAGCCTTGTCTACCAACGAAAGGTCAAATGTGTCAGAGCTAGTCAGCGTAGCCGCTGATGTAGCTGAACCTGCCCACATGACATTGTTAGTAGACGGAGCGGCAATTGCGTTGTTCCCAGTATAAGCGGTGTCGGTCTGTGCGCCATTCCCAACCACCTGGTTAATGAAGCTGACATCTAGTCTATCAGCCCACCAATCAGACAGTTGATCCCGGCCATCTCGCCGCACATCATACACAACACGCTGTTTGTCAATGCGCCCGTAATGCCTAACAGCATTACGAAGTTGGTTGATATTGATGTCCTGAGTGGCAAACGTAGGAACTTCCTCGTTGCCTTCCAGAACCTCATTACCTTGCCGACCACGCGCTGACAGCAAATAAGAAAGGTTCATGCGAATGCGGTCACCAGCGGACTTCTGTAGTTCGTCCTTGCTCTGGATAATGCTACCCGCGCCTGAACCAATAAACTTGCCAACAAGCGTCTTGGGGAGAACTTCGCGCTCAACGGATTTGCTCCATAGCTTTACGGTACTATTGTCATTAGTACCAAAGGCAAGAACACCCATTAAGGTATCTCCATAGTTTGTTAATAACTAGCTGATGTTCATTACGGATGAACGCCGACACCATGAATTACTGGTCATGTAACCAGAAACAGTTGGTACGCCCAACTGAGGGTGCAGTTTAGTTGTCACTAAACTGGCCAGTGGAGAACTTTGTGCTCCACTGCATTAAATATTGACTTGTCCATTAATGTTTATTTCTGCGAATAGCTTTTCGCTATCCATGATCTTTTGAAAAATTGGGTCATCGGGCTCCATGCCAGCAAACTGATCATGTGTGATAACATGCCTATCGCCAGTGGATGAGACATTACTAAGCTTCTCGGTTTTCTGTCCCTTCCTGGCAGCCTCTACTACATCCAATGTAGACGGTGCCTCATTCTCCATGACTACTGGCTTCTCTCTACCAGGATGAGCCTTGGGCTTAATCTCATCGTAGAGTTGCATAACTGCGTTTGCAGGATTAACTCCATCATTCATGTAGCCCAAAACCAACCGCATCTCTTCTTGCTCTACAGTTGCCTGTGCATCTTGTGGTGAATGCCCAAGAGCTACATACTTCTCCATCCTGTCAAAACGCAAGTCATCCAAGCGGTTTTCAAATTCCTGCTTTTCCATGCTATTGTCTGCACAATATTGGTTCTCATAAGCAACCGCCTTATCACTGGACTGTTTCAGGAAGTCATTGTACTGCTGGTATTCAGCATCTTGGGCAGCCTTCTCCTCCATAGGAGCCATGGCGTCTTTAATGCCCTGCTCTTGCTTCCATGCAAGCCATGCTACGGGGTCATCATCCTTAGCAGGCTCCTCTGGCACTTCCGCACCCTCTTCTGGCACCTCTTCAGTAAGGGCCTCTAGCCTATCCTGTACACCCTGTCGCCATTCCCTGGCTTCCTTACCAGACCTACGTTCTTTGATAAGCTCAGCAAGTAGACCAGCCTCACCCTTCTTATGCTTGGCAATTTGTTCCTGTAATGACTCTACGCTTACCGTCTCTTCTGAAGCTTCCTCCGCTTCTACTGCGGGTTCTTCTGCGGGTTCCTCCGTTGGTTCCTCCGCAACTTCTTCACCTTCTACAGCAGGCGCAGCTTCCACTTCGCCTGGTTGCAGTACAGGACTATCGTCCTCCACCGTCTCGCCGCTTAATTCGGCAAGTTCCTGTTCTGTGAATTTCACTTCTTCCAAAATTTACTCCTGTTGTGGTCCTCCACCTTGTTCTAACGCTTGATACATCATTTGCAAGGCACCCTGTTCATCACCGGCCTGCAACATTTGCATCACTTGGTTTACCATGTCTTGTTTCATGGCATTCTGTTTCATGCGTTCCCGTATAGTCGTCGGTACATCGGGAACGGTATCTGCAATAATGTCGGGAGTCATAATCCCAACGTCCATCAAAAGCTCTAATGACTGGGTTTGCTGTAGGCTATCCCAGAATTCCCTAATAGCATTCTGTGATACTGGAGCCGAGTCTACGATGACATCGTACTTCACCATTTCAATCCAGTCACGCTTAAAAGGTATCATCTGTGGTACGCCACCACTGTTGGGCAGTACAATTCGCACCATGGTTTGCTCTGGCATAAACTCCCTGATGAATGCCAAATGCATCCGGCCAGCCTCTTTCCTGTACTTCTTCAGAGAGTCAAATAGCACACTCATAACTACCATTGCCTGCTGCTGTACTGAGGTAATGGCACT